TAGCTACACCCGCAGTAGCAGATAGAGCACCGCCCGCAATCGTATACGGGATGGTATCACGGGCGCTCTGCCCCCGATATTTTGCGATAGCACCCTCAAACTCCCGCTCCGACGCTGCTAACTCACCAATGCGGCGGATGTTCATCTGTTCCAACGTAGTTTGTTCGATCGTATCAATGGTATCCAGCAATGGGGATCCGTAATTGGGATCAATCCCCGCAGCCGCCTGAATAGCATGTTGACGCCCGAGCAAAATCGCAGAGCGTCGACGTGCCTGTGTTTCTTCACCTGCGGCACTTTCACGAACAGCGGCCGCCTCAGTAGTCTTTTGTTCGGAGATAATATCAGAAAGATCCGCTGTTTCATTAGCTTGCTTAACAGCAGAGTAAATACTGACACCCGCGCCCGCAACTGCTGCCGTGGCACCAACGATAAGTGCAATGGTACCGATTTCGAGACCGGTATGGCGGGCGCGCTTATCTTCCAAACCACAATCAATAACCCGAAACCGTTGTCGTTGTCTATTCACTAATCATCTCCAATCGAACAACATCACGCTTATCAGAAGTGTATTTCTTTGCCTTAAATTCTTCGTAATCGAATCCAAGGCCAACAGCCCAACGGGCGTGCTCCTCAAGAGCAGCCATCTCGATACGATGAAGATTGTATGCTCGCATAATATCTTTCAACGCAAGACGTACCGTCTTGGTAAGCCAGATCGGGTAGTGTTTAGCTAGATCAGAGGTAATAACCGCCCATGCCGAACCCATCCCAGGCCAACAGAGGACAACGCCCGCACAACCTAATATCATATCATCTTTAACGGCAGTGTATGCAGGCCCCATCGTTTCTTTACGGATGGATTGCTTGATGGTTTCTAGGCGGTCTCCATCTCGATACGACAAAGCATGAAGATGTTCTGCACGGAATGGAATCAGTCTAGGTATCGCCAAATGACACCGTCCCAAACAGCGCAAGAAGCGTTAGCGGATATGGCTGATCTTGAATTACAGTGATGCGGCCATCAAGATCATATTCACTATCGAAATTCACTGAAACATCACCCGTAGTTAATCCAGTAGTATCCATCAACGGTAGCAGATACGGAAGCCACGAACCCTGGATTTGACCCCCGAGTGAAGCGTAAACGCGAGCGAATACTTCACTCCAAGCACGCGGGCGCCCCTCCACCATTTGGTTTGCAACCGTTGGCCTAAAGGTGGTCATCGTACTACGATATGCCAATCCAATTTCAACATGTTCGTATGCAGGATCTTCCAGCGTAGCGGTACCACCCGATACAACCACCGCCCGCCTATATGCACCGTCCGCAATGATTTGTACCGCTTTGCCTTCTAGGTGATCCAAACCCGTGAATATGGTTGTTGCTACACCACCAAGATCGTAGAGTTTAGCGGAATCAGTGTAAAGCTCCCGCCACGGGCGCCCGACAGTCTCCGAGGGATCATCGTCAAACATCTCCACGAAGCGTTTGTATCCGGTTAACGTCAAACGGCGTACAATCACCCACACTTGATCCGACATACCATCACGGGTTCTAACGGCTACTGATTCAAAGGTCCCATCCGTCACGAGACGGGTGAATCCGATTACCTTTTCTTGGTAAAAGTATGTAAGCGTGACGAGTTGTCCGTCATCTCGAATGTAGTAAATGCGGGGGTCCGGACTCCGGGTTGTAGCGATCGGCCCAAACCGAATCCCGGTTCCAGTAATATGCGAAGCAGCGCCCGTTAACTCATTCGGAATGTAGTTATCTTCCTCAATGTTGAACTGCATAGACCATATCTTTTTTCGACTACGATCAACAAAGAGGATGCGACTACCAGTTTGGATAGGTTGAATAGGAGCACTACCATCGTTTGAAATATATCGCGGAAGGGGGACTTGGTCACCTCCAAAAGGTGCATCGCTTCCTCCCGATGTAACACGATGTTCAGAACCCATTGTACCAACGAAAAGATCACGGTTATCGGCGAGCCATTCGATCCGATTCAACTGTTTCGTTGCCATCCTGTAGGAGAGAGCGTCATCGGCGATGATTCCTTCGGCGTAATTCTCGTAATCATCAGAGCGGGAGAGCCAAAAGACGTTTGGTTCAGCCAGTGTAGCAGCTTGGCCCAGGCGGCCTTGGAAGAATTCGCCGGTACGTGGATATCCATTGATCGAGGACCACGATGCAACCTCAAGAGTCCAAGCACCCGCGGGCGACGGGTCCGGATCTGCATCATCCGTACCTGACATTTCCGTAAGGATGATCCCACGAACCTGCGTGGTGCTGTCCCACACTGTGATCTTAACCAAACCGCCATAGATGGTAATGAACTTCCCGACATCCTCCACGCGGAATGTATGATCACTTGCAACAAGTGTAACTTGGGTACCTGCAGGACCCTTTTTATCTGGATCGAGCGTAAGTTGCGGCGAAAGCCTGAGTAGCCAGGAGCCCGCCGGGATTGCAGATGTATTCGGAAACGCATCAAGAATGTCAGCAGTTGCGGTAGTTCCACCACCACCAATCGCGGTAATGACAGCGCGGGCGGCTCCGAAGATAATTTGGCGGCCGACGTCGCCTGTGAGGAAGCGCACGCCCGAACAAGTAAACACCACACCATTACCCGTAGTCGCTCCGGGCGTCAGCGTAGTGTTCCCTTGCGAGATATCCGTATCGGCTTCGAATGAAGGTGGTGGATTGAAATTGATTTGATTCAATGCCCACGACAAATCCGACAAACGTGATAGCTTACGCTGAGCTACCGTCGATGTGAAGAGGAACATGATGTCGACGCTTTGCGTGCTATGGATATAACGAAGGATGCTTTCGGCGTATGGTGACACAACTTCAAGTGCAGTGGTTCCAGAGATGTTCAATCGAGCTTTATCTTTGTAAAATCGAATGTAAAGATCGCCAACTTCAAGGATATAGGAATCACCTACGGATGATTCGAACGACAACAGGATGGTATCTTTAGCTGATGTTTTAACCTCAGAAATAAAGCGGGTGCCAATCCGCCGACTCAAACCACCTTCACGAAGTAGGAGGAAGTTTTCGATAACGGATGCACCTTCTCCATACGCTACCAGATCTGGGCGCCCTTCGATCAAAGGCGATAGTTCACCTTTGGAGAAATTCGTTTGCATCCGCTCCGAAAATGCCATGCGCTAGCGACCCCAGATAAGATTGGGCACAGATTGCACAGCTTCAGTACCTTCTTGTCCATCCACAGATTGCGCAAGCGGTAGCTTAACCATACGGACCTCTTCAAGGAGCGACGCCCGCATCCGAAAATCATGCCGAACTGCGGATGCAAGTTCAGCAGCAAGCGTTAGAGAACAAACATCAAAGAACAAGGCATCCATAATTTGTGGATCTGTGATATCTTGGATGAAACGTATGTAAGCTTGGGTATCATTAGTTAAAAGAGAACGTCCTTCGATTGTGTACAAGCCGGGCACGTTCATCCAATAGTAGGGGTTTTCGACGGGCGTTACGATGTTAGTTCCATTAAATTCCACGATACGAAGAAGCGAAGCGGGAAGTGTAAATGCCATGGTGTATTCGAAGACGGGTGCTACTCCCTCAACAGCTAGCTGCACCCGTGTCATTGCAAAATTCCAATTACCACCACGGAGCAACGCCCGCCGTACCACTGGATAGAAAGCTAGACACCAGTTTGCCGACACTGTACCATCAGTGATATCATTGACACGGGCGAGGCCCACCCGCCCCAATGCGGTATTAATCAGATCTGCTTCACTAGGCATGATTCCCATCCTCGAAGACAAAGATGTTGTCACGATTGATACGTTGAACGAAACGATACCCGTCTGGGAAATACTTTAGATTGCCATTTAGTTGTTCGGTAGACCAATTCTCTGGGTATCCGTAGAACGTGGATAGCCCTTTGTCTTCAACCATAATCACCGGATGATCTCTCTGGATGATACGAAACATACCCGCCAAAGCGTTTGGTTCGGAACCCTCGATATCTAGCTGAATCAAGTCTACTTCCGTGAGCTCCAAATCATCAACACGTATAGTAGGAATAGAACCACCAGGAACGGTACGGCAAGCACCGTAGTTTCGTACTCCTTCGGGGAAATCAATTCCTACCAGCGTCTTCGAGATTCCAAGAGCTGATTGTGATATGAATATATTACCAGATTCACGATTAGTCACCAAACAACGGAAGTTGGAAGGTTCTGGTTCAAACGTGTACACATATTGAAAAAAGCGGGCGAGGTAGTTAGGCCATACTCCACAGTTACCACCTGCTTGGATACAAACCCGCATCCGCTTGCAATGCTTGATAGCATAATCGGCATCAGCTACCTGACGGAAAACAACCGACATGGCATCGATGTCGTCAGCTGGCCAAAGATACTCGCGCCCGCCTTCGTTTATAGTTTTAAATCCAGTAGTCATGAACCCAACCTTCCTCGAAGGTGTGTGGTTTAGGATCGCCGTGGAAACACACTACGGCGTAATCTTTGGGCGATTCTCGAAGATTGTCTGCTTTGTAGGAGCCGATAACGCCGGGTGCTACTAGCTGCCACAAATCAGGACTACCCACACAAGCCGTAATCCAATCCTGATCACCATGAAAAGTTTGTGGTACTGTTTCGTTATACAAAGACCAAACATGATGATGAACACCCGGCACCATCATCATAACACTGCTGTTGTAGCTCCGCCCCCAGAAATCTTGCAAGATGCAGAAGGGCCCTTTATAGCGTAAGAGAGGGTCGATATTAGCGGTGATAACGGTATCGAGGTCTAGATACAAGAAGCGCCGATCTAACGCTTTGTGCGGTTTGAAGAGGATCAGTTTAGACCACCAACCGGGCAGGGAAGTTCCAATATCGGCGTAGTCACACTCCAAATCCTTTGGATCATCCGTCAGACAAAGAAACTTCAAATCTTTATCGGTAGTGTGACGACGGACCATATTGTTAAGACGATTCACGTACTCCGGCCCGTATTTGTCACCTACTTTGATGCAGACGACCATCATTTGGGCTTCTCCTCCTTTCGCTCTGTGAAAAGAAGATGTGGAGCTTCATCAAACCATGGAAGTCGATAATCTTTCATAAATGCCATAAAAGCCATCATAAAACCGAGATAGCCCTCACCATTTATGATTTTAACAACGAATCCATATGCAAGACCGCCGAGAAGAATAGTAATGCCGATGTCCCGGGCGATATAATGGAATATCGCTAGATGCCGGTTAGTAATCAAACTAACACCACCTTTACACGCGGTTCTTCGAGAGTTTCTCGTACAGGGACCACATTTTCTGGTCCGACGAATACACGGCACGGAACAATGCCGATACCACCACTAACGACCGTTTCAACTGGTACCACATTTTCTGTTACCCCCAATACGTACCGGATTGGGACTACACCAATTGAGAGTGCGACGGGCGTTGACCCATCTGAACTGACGCCCGTTACTGTCAATACACATGAAACTGAACCAACGGCGCTTTGCTTCCGGGCGGCGACACCAGTTACTGTTAAAGTAGTTGAGACTGCGCCGACAGCAGCTTGCTTCTTAGCCGAAACACCCGTTACAGTTAAACTACATGTGGTTGAACCAACTGCTTCGATTTCAGTAGCAGCAAGGGAATCACCAACACCCGTTACCGTTAAGGTTGCTGCTATACTACCAACAGCAGCAATTTTCTTAGCGCTAACGCCAGTCGTGGTTAACGCACACGAGGTCGCTCCAACAGAACTTACTTTACTGGCACTAACACCTGTTACTGTTAATGCGGGTGTCGAAGCACCTACAACACTTTGTCGCTTCGCGGAGACGCCCGTTGGTGTTAATACACATGTTGTTGATCCAACCGACGAAACACGTACTGCAGATACACCTGTAACCGTCAGTGCGCAGGTTGTAGAACCTACACCTTCAATTGTAGTGCCACTAGATGATAGAAGATCAGCAGCAGCAGCTACAGGGTTATACCAAACGAATGCAGCCATTTATTAGTCTAGAGTGATAGTAGTGGTAGCATCCAAGATTGGTGTAACGAGAGCGGCCATAGTGATGTTGGGAGTTAGGGTACCCTTACAAATCATCTTGTTGGAGACGCCCGTACCAACCGAGAAATGCGTAAGAGCAGCGCCCGGACTCGCGCTGCATTCACCAAACACAACATCAGCAGCTGGAGAAACAGAGTTACCAGTAACAACCCAACCACCACCGTTCCGGTTTACAGCGATTCGGCTGTATCCGGTATAGGCGGTTTCATTGGTGGTCTGATCACCCGCTTCTCCTGGATCGGCTGTATGCATAGCAACAGTGAGAGTTGTGGCTGGCCCTGACCCGTCATCTTGTGCCAAATCGGCAATCGCAGTTGCATTGAAAATCAACTTTAGGATGTCATTTTCCATCGTATTTCCGAAACTCATATCTAGGCCACCTTTCTGATGCTGGCGTCAAACGCCCGATCTGTGCCAGCAATCTTTTGTAGTGTCATATCCCATCCGTTAATCAATATCAACATCGGACTACACCAGATCTCAGCTTGAGCATCACTGAGGGTTTGAGACATAACCACCCGCTTGGTACCGCCCGTTCCTTCCACTTTTTCATAAATCCGAATAATGAATTCATCACCTTTGGCCATGTTGGTGACTGGATCGATCCAAAGTTGATAAACACCAGCATCCGTAATTGTCTGAAGTGAAGTGGTCCCAGAAACAATCGAAAGCTCCGAAGCACCGACAGTAACTCCATCAAGCTCGTAAGGTTCAGAGATAGGCATTAGCGCGTCCTCGAAAGTTCAAATTCACCACCTACAATCCACTTGTGATTATCAACACAAGCTAGCGTACCAGAAATCCGTACATGGACATGTTTACCTTCCGCTTTGTCACGAATTTGACTTTCTAGAAGTGCAGCGTTAGCCGCGGGCGCTAGGACTAAGCCATCAATAGGACAGAGGATACCCGTAATAGTCATCATGCCCTAAAGGCGTGAAGCACACCATCATAAGCACCGTCATTAGCCCCACTGTTGGCTGCACTCATGGATATCCTCGTACCTGTGGGTACATCTTGAAAGATTGGCATTGTACGGAACGGTCCAGAGAAACCCTCACCCGTATCTTTTGTGTAAATAAAACCATCCCCGATCGGTTCTTCAGCTGCGGCTGCTCCAACAGCTACACCAATATTTATGGCACCGATAGGTGTTAGAGATGTGTCAGCCGATGGTTGAAACGAAGGGAAGAAACCAAAGTAATCTTCAGCTGAGGACGCTACCATTTGTGTGAATGTAGCAGCGGCGCCCGATGCACCTGGAGTTACGGAAGTCCCGTTGGGAACTGTTCCCATTCCTAAGGTAACGATTTTGCCAGCCACACGCCAAGGCGGGTATCCCTCTCCACCGTACAAATACACAGCAATGAAATGTGCTTCTGCCGTTTGTACGCCAGCTACTTGAACCGCAATTCGAGAACCCGCTGGTATGTAAAGCGGGAAATCCCACCGCTTTGGCCCCTGTGATACAATCGCCCCGCCCGCATACCCCGTTAGCATATTTGCAATGATTACTTCTTCCGTACTAGCACCCAACAAGAGGTCGCAACAAGCCTGCGTAGCACTTGCAACCTGAGCTACATCGATTGCAACAACTGTTACCCAGAAGGCATCGAAGTTTGTAGTTGCAAATATTTGGACGGGTGTACCCTTCGAAGAGGGTGTCGTTGCATGAGTCGATACAGATGTACCAAACGGGCTAGCACCGACAGCTGTGACGTTATGTTGAACCCGAAGAATACCCTTCTTAGGTGTCCAAAGCGGCATCTACAGACCGTGGTCTTGCTTAAACTTCTCGAAAGCCCCAACAGCTTTAACCAACCGTTCGTCTTGTTCTTTAATCATCTTATTTAGACGTGTGATGGTTTCGGCGGTACGCTTCTCTGCTTCATCGGCATCTTGGGTAGCCTGCCGCAGCCGCACCCGCTCATTCTCTACAAACTTCCGGAGTTCCACACTTTCCTTATCAAGGCTAACCTTCAACGTATTTTCGTCGGAGATTGCTTGCTTCTTACGTTGCTCTAGTTGTGGCTGGAGTTGACTAATCGCGAAACGTAGATCATCCCGCTTGTCAACCAACCCCGGAAGCTCGTTATTAATCTCGCGATAGTAGGTGATAACTTCACCCACCTTACCAATCGCAATCATAAACTGCGGGAGTAGTGTATTAAGCGTCTCCTGCTCCACCCGCATTGATTCCAGGATTGAAAGGGCTTGTTCAGACGTCATCCCAGGATTAGACTGTGCCATCGTCCGTAATCTCCACCCATTCACCGTTCACAAGTCCCGAAGTCATGTACCGTTGGACACGTACACAAATAACACCTGCAGGGGTGTAACCAGCGTGTGCAACGGCCCAAGTATTATCACCACTACCAGATTGCTTCGCGACCGCCCGTTGCTCCGCCGCTGTGAATGTGGAAAATGCTGCCATCACCTACCTCCATTCATTCGGGCGCAGTCTTTACGCACCGAATCTAGTATAGCTGTGGTCTTTATCTCGGATAATATCTGATCCAGCTTCTGTACTGTACTATTCCCTACTTTTTGAATCTCGGCAGTCATCATCTTCGCGTTAGCTTCCGTGGTGGTTTTGATGACTTCTAAAGCAATGTAGCCGATGATGATAAGAACTACCACAAAACAAGCTAAAGCAAGTGGTAACGCACCGCTAATGGCCGCACTGGTATCGCCCTTTTGTAATTTCAACGATCCACCGTTTCCGTTTCCATTGCCATTGATACCATTGTGCTTCTTCTTGGCGACCATTCATTCTCCAGTTAATGTTAACGGCTGTAGAATTCTTGAATAGGCCACTTCCAAGGTTTAATTTCGAGGCGCTGCGCCACAATCAAAGACCAAACTTCCGGTTGTGGATTGGTGTTACGTTCCATTGAAAACATTACGGGTTTGTCTTCGTGTAGTGTGTAAAATTCTC